GCTTTCTCAATCTGAAAATATGGAAATTTGGAGACTTGGAATTCTTAATGGACATACAATTGTCCATGCAGAAAATAGAAACAGAGCACATCGCCGCCTTCCTTATTCAATTATTGTTCCACGTCCTGATAATCTATTCATGCAGAAGAAATCTCCTGCTGAAGATTTGCTTGATTTGCAGGGATTTGCAAGTTTCTTGATGAATTTGCATACACAAAGTTCAAGAAAAAATCTCTTTGGTATCACTGTTTATGATCCAAATTTTGCAGATCTGAAACAATCTGAAGGTGAAGTTTCTGCTCATATTCCTACAAAACGAAGTGTTGGACAAAATGGTAAAATTGAAGATTTTATTAAACAATTTAATGACAGTCCTGATACAGGTCCATTGATTGAACAAATTGGTAAAGTTATGGATATTCTTGAAGTCATTCTTCCTACAAATATCCTCAAACAAGTTACTGATCTTGACAGAGCAACAACTTATCAAGCTGCTGCTACTGTTCAAGGCACAAATCGTCGCTCCTTGAAAATGGCAAAAGTCATCAATGATCAAGGAATGACAACACTTCGCAGAATTATGATGTACAACATCATTGAACTTCAACCTGAAATCAAAATTATTGATCCTCGTAATGGGCAAGAGGTTGAAATTGTTCCTGCTAAATTGCGTGGAGTTGATTTAAATGCAATGATTGGTGAAGGACTGCAAAGTATTGATAAACTTATGATTATTCATCTTCTTCATGACGTAATCAATGCAATTCTTCAATCTCAACAAGCATCTCAAGAACTTGATATTGTTAATCTTCTAAATTATTGGACAACTCTAATTGGTGATAAAACTGATCTTAATCAATTCCGCAGATCTAAGCCAACTCTTGATCAAGTTATGCAACTTGCACAAACTGCTGGGCTTATTGAAGATGCAAAGAGTGTTAAAGCACAAACATTTGCTCAAGGATTGCAAGGAATGTATGGTGGAAATAATCAACAAGTAGTTGCAGCAAATAAAGGAAATGGTGCAGCCCCTCCTGGCGGAGTTCAGATGCCTCCTAATGGAACATTAATTCAATGACACTTGAAAATCCAATGATTGATGAACAGATGTGGGAGAGAATCCCAATTCCATTGAAGAAGCAATTGATTGAAAAACTTGATGATACACTTTTTATAGAATTTTGCAAAGCTGCTTCTCTTCAATTCAAAGAACAACTTGTTGATCTTCACGTAGACATGCCAGATGCTGATTTTAAACAACGTTATGCCCAACTTCAATTCATGTTCGCATTCTGGAATAATTTTCCAACATGGATCAAACTCAAAAAAGATGAGTTAATAGCATTGTCTCAATCAAGAGACGGCTAAGAGCCACAGCGGCCGGGGAACCCTCAAATGTCATCTTTCATTCCTGCTAATGGGCAGATGCCTCCGCAGCAGAATCAACTGCCGAACGGACAGCAGCAACAGACAACTCAGCAGACGAATAACAATGGAGATAACGACGATAGTTTTGTAGAACCATTTGACCCTGATCTGAGAACTAAATTAAAGAAACCTGATGCTTCGCAGCAACAACAGCAACAGACTTCGCAGCAGCACCAACAAACGCAGCAGCCGCAAGATGTTGCAAAAATGTTCAATGATCATATCAACAGTCTCGATTTTGGCTTCAAGGTTGATGCTGAAACGATGACTGCAATGATTAATGAAGGAAATACTGAAGGGTTTGTTGGTGCAATCAATTCTGCACTTCGCAATGTTTATAAAACAGCAATTCTTGATGCACAGAAAATGATGGCTGGTGTGAAAGAAGCTGCTGTCTCTGAAGCAAAGAAGACAGCAAATCAGTCTATCACAAATGTTCAAACTAAACAGCTTATTTCTGAGCATATTCCTCTTTATAAGACTAATCCAGGTGTTGCTCCAATTATTGAAAGTTCTGTCTCTCGTTATATGCAAGCAGGACTTACTGCACAAGAAGCAATTGATATGACAAAGAAATATATGAAGAAACTTGGAAATGCAATGAATCAAGAAGGATTTGTTGATGACGGCGATAACAATGGAAGAATTGGCCAGCAGTCACAGCGACGCGGCGGGCCGATGCAAATTGATGATTGGGTGAAGTTTGCCCAAACGTAAAATGGCATCAAAATCCTGCCAGAGCCAACCAGTTTGTAGAAATGGAGTAGTCCGATGGCCGTAAAAGGCATCTTTACTTCGGACCAGAATATTCCCGGCTCTCGCAGGGGAGATTTTGCGTCCGCTATTCTTCAGATGTTTCCTACGGGAAGTGCAACTCTCTATGCATTAACTAGTGGAATGGCATCTGCTGATGCTGTTGATCCAGTGATCACGTGGTTTGAGGAAAGTCACATTTCAGGACGTATGTTGATCACTGCATCTGCTGGCGTGCATACTGCAATCACTGTTGATGATGCATCTGCTATTACTGCAAATATCATTGCAATGGTGGAAGAGACTGGAGAATATGTCTTCATCTCTTCCATCAGTGGAAACAATTTGACTGTCACTCGTGCTTTTGCTGGTACAACTGCAACGTCAATCAGCAATGGAACGAGTTTCCATCTTCAGCGTATTGGATCTGCATTCGAGGAAGGTAGCAGCAGACCTGCTGGTGTTGCTAATCTCGGATATATGGTCTACAATATGATGCAGATCTTCCGTAATGTGTGGGATGTTACCCGCACAGCACGGGTGACTCAGTATCATACTGGAGATGTTGTTGCAAAGAATAAGCGCGACTGTATGCAGTTTCACAGTGAAGATATTGAGCGCTCGCTGTGGTTTGGTAAGCGTTGGTATGGAACACTGAATGGTCGTCCTTGGAGAATGATGAATGGACTTACGTCTATCATCACAACCAATGTGACTGCTGCTGGTGCAACTACCACCTACGCGCAGGTCAACACAGTCTTGCAGACTGTTTTTGAAAAGAATATTAAAGGCGCACCAAATGAACGGATTGCGTTCTGTGGAAACGGAGCGCTTACTGTTCTGAACAATATTGCTCGTCTGACAGGAAACAGCACTACTTACATCACTCCTGGTCAGACAGAATTTGGCATCAAAATCAACAAGTGGATGACTCCATTTGGTGATATCACTTTGATGACCCATCCATTGTTCAATGAAAATCCTACCTGGACGAAAAACATCTACATCTTGCATCCTGGCGCGATGAGGATGAGATATCTTTCTCGTACAAGCACGGATGCTTACGATCGTGATGGTACTCGTGCTGGTGTTGACGGTGATTTCGGAGTTCTGACAACCGAGTGTTCTGTTGAATACGGAGTTGAAAGAACTGGTGCTCAGTTTACGGGTCTAACCGCCGCAGCTTAAGCCTCCCTGACCTTCGGTGCTGCGGTGAAACTGATGCAGGAAGTTAAGTCTGAAACGACTGGACTTCCTGCATCTTTTTCTTTAAATGCTGCTGAAAATTATTGGTATATTAGAAAGAAAGAAGCAGAAAGAAAAATTGATGAGAAATCGAGATTAGGGCTTACAATGTATGTAGACTTATATCAAGAAAGATTGAATAAAGCAATGTATTATATTAACAAGATTGCCACAGCCAAGAAAGAGAGTAGAAGTCATGACACAGTTTGAAATGAAGAAAGCTGTTTCTGGTCCTGATCAGATTTCTCCTGAAAAGGAAGAATTTGTTCCTGTTGTTTATGCTGCTCCAAATTACCCATTTTTGAAAGTTCATCTTGCTTCTGGTGAAATCAAATTTGATCATGGTGCTTGGACTGCCAGGACGGAACAAGAATATAAAGAAATGGAAAATCTTCTCAATATTATTCCATCCCATCGCGCAAATATTCAACGAGTTGATTTTGCAAAAGCAGAGGAAATTGCAAAGAGACATATGGCAAATCAACAAAGAAATAGAATTGGTCAAACTGTAACTGCTGGACTTATGGCAGAAGTCACTTCACCAATTACGCAGCTTCGTCAAGAACAAGAAGCTGCACATATGAATATTCAACTTCAAGCACAAAAGCCTCCAGCAGTTGAAGTGAAAGAAGGAAGAGATATTGATATTGATAATCCTCCTCCCGGTTTTCCAAAACCTGTTATTCCTGACGCTTGATGGAAAGTTTAACATTCAATGCCTGTGTTGATGAGGTGGTCGCAGAAAGCGGCCGCCCAGATAAAAGAAGTTTGATCGCTGATTATGTAAATACTTCAATTCGTGAATGCCAAGGACTTGCATTCTTTTCAAGTGATCTTGAAGAAGAGAGTGTAACACCTACTGCTGATCCTCATATTTGGGATAAACCTAATCTTTTTTACAAGTTGAAAACTGTAAAATATGCAAATGGAGAATATCCAGATTTTATTCAACCAGGTAAAGGCTTGATTGATAAAGATTACTATTATTATGGAACAGGAAATTCTATTGCCTATTTCGGTTGTGGAAGCAGTTCTACTGATACAATCTCACTTGCATATTACCAATATTTACAGAGATTGAGATACAGAAATCCAGGACAAAGACCTGCAATTTGGAATATTGATTTACTTGCTTGGGAATATTATGATTTGACAGGAATTGGATTGTTGAATTATACTCTTTCTGCAAATCAAGAAACTGCCAGAAATCTTGTGACAAATTGGCTTCTTTTTAGACATTTTGATCTTATCAAAGAAGGTGCTTTAGCAAAGATTTTCAAGAATATTAATGATCTTCAAAGAAGTAGCATGGCATTTAGTCTTTTTTCATCATTGAAAGTAAATCTCCTTAACATGGAAGCGCACGAGTCTCTTGATAGAGGTTAAAGTGCCTAAGAAGATTGAACATTCTGCAATTACTCCATCTCATGATGAGAATGCTACGCCTACTGAAAGACTTTTAGGCACACTTCTTTCTGAAGTTAATCATCTTCATAAATGTATGCATAGAATTGAAAAGAAAGTTGACCAAATCAGTATTGATGTTGAAGAATTTAAAAAACTTAAGCAACGTGCAATTGGTGGTAGCGTTGTAGTTTCTGCAATTATTGGATTTATCACATTCCTCTTGTCTTCTTCCTCTACTAGGGGATAAAAATGGCCTCCACACCAACTATTGGTTTCAATGCAAAGCGAGGCTTCTATGCAGAAGCTCTCCCACTTCCTGATTGTGTAAATGTTGAAGTTACTGCTGGTGCAGCTACACCAGATCAAACAGTACCAGCAGGCGCTCAATTTGTACGAATTTGCAGTACAGTTATCTTTTATTTGAAGCGTGGTGGAACTGCTGCTGTACCAGCAGCAGATGTTTCTGATGGCAGTGGTAGTCAACTTTATGCTGCGAATACAGAATATTGGTTTGCTGTTACTCCAGCAGAAGTTATTGGTGTTGCAGTTGGTGCAGCTGCAATTATAACTTTTGGATATTTCAAAGGAAGTGATGGAGCGTAAGCAGGTAAAGGATGTCTGTTCTTGATAATTTTGAACCAAAAGTTGATAGTCAACTTACAGTCAAAAATGATGCAGACTTGCGTCTTTGGCTTGCTAATCAATTTGCGAGACTGAAAAATGAATTCTATGGAAGAAAAAGATATCTCAGACTCATCAGTGGATCATTCTCTACTACAACAATTTCAACAATCTCCCATGTTCTTGATACATTCACAATCTCCGCCAACAATTTTATCACAGCGAGCACAATTCTTGCATTATCTTTATTCGGATCAACCACAAGTACAGCTGCAACAAAAACAATTACCGTCCGTGCCAATGGAACAAAAATTGGAGAAGTTACTGGTTTGGGTTCTACCAACAATAGCTTTAATTTGTCTATTGAGCTTGTTTGTATCAATTCTAATGGGCAGACAGCTTTTGGAGTTGCTATTGTATCAGGACTTGCTCCAGTTGTGAGTATTTTTGATACATCAATTGATTTCACAAAAGATGTTACATTTTCAATTCTTGGTGCAATTTCAATTTCCTCTTCTCCTTCAGAAATTATACTTAAACAGCTTAGTCTGACATATAGTGGAAAAGTTGTATCTCAGGGAGTAATGCCATCATGACAACAACTATGTTTGGCAAATTTACATTTCACATTCCAGGGCGACTTCCTATTATTTTGCCAAATACTGTTACAAATGAAGGTGAAGCTGCATTTCTTAAAATGCTTATGCGTGATGATCAAACTATTGTTGCAGGAGGAGGAAATTTTTATCTTGGTCTTTGTGGACAAACATTCACTGAAGCATCTACTCTTGCAACATTGAGTGGTGAACCAACTGCAACAAATGGATATGCTAGGCAATCAATTGTCAGAAGTGCTGCTGGTTGGCCAACACAAGATACGGTGAATAATACTGCAAGAATTCGCAGTGCAGTTGTTAATTTTAGCGCATCAGGAGGAAATTTTAGTACATCAATTTGGCGAGCATTCATTTGTAATGTTGCAAGTGGAACTTCTGGAATTCTTTTTGCTGTAAGTGCTTCTCTTTCAACTGCTCAACTTGTTACTGATGGACAGACTTTTAGTCTTCAATATGACTTCTATCTTGAGTAAAAAATGCCAGACGTTCCTCTCCTTCCAAGAGAATTTCAAGGCTTAATTCCTGCTCTTGAAGCAAAGAATGTAAATAAACCTTTTGTCGTTGATGGAAGACATTTTGTTGTTGATTTCAAAGGACCATATACAGGATTTAGTTCTCTTCTTGCTTCATATTCGAAGCTAGCAAATCCAGATTGTGTAGAAACTTTTGATGTTGAAGATGATGAATTTATCTTTACAAGAGATGCAATTTATAAATATGATCTTACAAGTATGACATGGCAACCTCTTTTTACATTTACAGAAATTTCAACACAATGGCCTTGGTCAGTTGAAGAAGTTGGAAATATTTGGTATTTTTGTAATTATCATATTCTTATCAGATATGATCCTTCAACAATTACATTTAGTTTACATTCTCCATCAGGAATGCCTAGTGGCCCGAAAAGTATTTGTAAATCCTACGGTCGTCTTATTGTTCTTGGTGACTCACGCGTAGGATGGTCAGCACTTGATAATGGAGATGATTTTACAACATCTCTTGCAACAGGTGTTGGTTCTCAAGGAACAAGTGCATATGCTCCAGGAACTACATATGTTGTAAAAGAAGTTCATGATGGATTTCTTTATTATACAAATAAAGCAATTGCAAAAGGACAATTGATTGAACTTGAAACAACTTTTAGACATTTCAGTGTTTCTAGATATCATAAACTTGTAAATCCGTTTGCAATTGTCAAAGCAGATGAACATGCTCATATTTTTCTTACTAAGCAAGGATTTTTTATCACAAATGGTGAAAAACCAGAAGCATTTCAAGCATTGTTTTCACAACATCTTATCAGAGATATATTCCCAACACTTGAAAATCTTGAACAACCTTCTTTGAAACTTTATTATGCTGAAGATAATGATTGGCTCATTCTTTCAATTGGTTCAAGAGATAATCCATCACTTTATGGTATGGCATATGTTCTAAATATTAAACGTGGTGAAGGTGGTTGGGGTAGATTTGATAAACTTCATTATGGATTTGGAAAATTTAATCTTAATCCTGATGATCCATCTGCAAAATTCAATCTTGGTTATATTGATGGAGATGGATATGCTCATAAATTTGTTCTTCTTCCATATAGTGAAACTCCTGATTATGTGACAAGTTATTATTATTATCAAACATATAGTAATTTTCCTGCTCCATTCAGTGGAAGTATTTGGAACCCAAGAACATTGATGAGAGTAACTTCACAGAATGAAGGACTTCTCAGAACTGCAAGTTCAGGAATTTATATTTTAGGTTATACACAAATTGAACCTGAACCAACTCTTCCTCCTGATGAAAGTGGATATTCTGCATCACTTGGAAATTGGAGTCATGAAGATTGGCTTACAAGTACAAATCCTAATGAAGATTGGAATTCTAGTACAGATCCAGATGAAGATTGGAACATTGGAGATTTAGGTGCTACATTCCCTTGTCTCATCGGAATAGCAGATGGATTTACATATTTAACTGCACAAGTTGCTCCACTTTCAATCGGTCCAATTGGTGCATGGATTGAAGTTGGGCTTTTCAGACTTCCAGTTGCTGAAAATGCTGATGAAATGTCTATGATTACTGATATGCAGATTGGAATGTTTAATAATAGAGAATTTGGTGGTGTTGAAGATTGGCTTGCTTTGCCAGATGAGACAGTTGATTGGAATGCAGAAAGCGGCAGTGAAGATTGGGGATATGGAATTCCAACACTAGTTTCATACAGTGTGCAACTTATTGCAACAAATGATGGAATAAATACATTTAGTGCGCAAGTACCAACTATGTCAACTGATGCAGGCGCAATGCAATTTTACAAACCATTTCTAACTGGAATTTTCCATAAAGTAAGATTAAGCGCAGAAAATACGAATGAAGCATTTCATTTGAAATTTCTTGAGTTGAGTGGCAGTAAAGCAGGGAGATTATAATATGAAGCGTGTTCAATTAATTAGAGATACTACTGCAAATCTTGCAGCAATGACACCATTGGTTGGTGAATTATTTGTAGATACTACAAAAGATACTGTTGTTGTTGGTGATGGTGTCACTGCTGGCGGTAATGCACTTGCAAGAGAAGATTTAAGCAATGTTGCTGAAGCTACTGTTTCAGCAGCAGGTAAAATGTCATCTTCTGATAAAACAAAATTAAATAAATATCCAAATCCTGTCGCGCTTGCATTTCTTAAAGCAAATTCTGCTGGAGATGCATTTTCAAATCAAACATCTTCAGCAGTAACAGTTTTGATTGGAGCAGAAATTTCTGGAAGCAATAATGGAAGCCTCTTTCTTTCCAATGATGGCACATATAAACGTAATACAGTCAATGCTCAAGTCTTCGGAAGGTAGAGACAATGCCAAATACTGATTTCTTCAAACAAATGCTTTCTGCATCATCTGATGGTGCAGGAGTTGCAATTACTACAAGTACAAGTCCTGGTGATCTTATTCATGCAGCATTTTCAGATGCAACAAAAATGGATGAAGTTGCAATCTATGCAGTGAATAATCATACTTCTGATGTTACTTTGACTCTTCTTCTTGGTGGTGTTGCTACAAAAGACCAAGTGAAGGTTAGTCTTTCTGCAAATTCAGGTCTCAATCTTGTTGTTCCTGCGCTTCTTTTTAGAAATACTCTCAGTATTCGTGGTTTTGCTTCAAGTCCAAATGCAGTTAATGTATTTGGTAATGTTAATCGCGCCGGTACGTAAAAATGCCTAAAAGAAATATTGCAGTTATGCGTGGAAGCGCATTTGGTCCTATGAATACTGGATCATTGATTGCACCAAAAGCAGGTCAAGCATACGGAGCAAGATTTTTTGTTTATTTATCTGGTTCTGGTACACATAATGTTACTGCTGGAACTGTTGCTGTTGATTTATTTGCTCTAGGTCCTGGAGGAAAAGGCGGTAGAGCAACAGCAGATGCTGTTGGTGGTGCAGGTGGTGGTGGTGGAGGTAGAGCAAAAAAACATATTGCTTCACCTGCTGCTTCTTATCCATACAGTATTGGTGCTGCTGATTCTGAAACAGCTACTACTGTTGGCACATTAACTGCAAATGCAGGAACAAATGCAGTAGATAATAGTCCTGGAACTGGTGGTACAGCAACTGGTGGTGATACAAATAGTACAGGTGGTAATGGCGGTACACCAAATAATGCTGGTGTAACTCCAACAGGAGGAAATACTGCTGGCGCTGCTGGAACAGCTAATGGTGGTTATCAAGGTGGTGGCGGCGGTGGTGGTGGATTTCCGTATGGTGATGCATCAATTCTTGGAGGAATTCTTAGTAATATTCTTGGTGGTGTAGGTGGTGCAGGAGCAAATGCACCTGGCGCTGGTGTTCCCGGTGCAGTTGGTAATCCTGCTACTGGTTATGGTAATGGTGGTGGTGGTGGAGGTACAGGAAATACTAATGCAAATGGTGGTTCAGGAAGTGGTGGACTAGTTATTGTTATTGAATATTATCTGCTATAGGATTTTAAAATGACAACTTTCAATCTTTACACTGGAAATCATTTTCCACAGGCCCGTGAAAGTCTTTCTGATCATCTTCTTTGGATGCGTGCAGGACTTGAAGAACTTGGGCATACTGTTGAAATGATTAATGATGGACATGATTTGAGAAATACAAGTATCAATATTATGTGGGAACATTTCATTGAAGCATTTCCTGAAGCATTTATAAATCTACAAAATGCAGCAGGAAAGAAATTTCCATTTGTTATTATTGTAACTGAATATTTTGATGGTGAAGGATTTAATTTTCATCGAAGTGAAGGATGGAAGCAGAGATGGAATAATTTTGCAAAAATGGCACAACATGCTGAAGGACTTTTGACTTATTTTGAAAGTGATGTCATCACACTTGGAAAAAGATTTAATAAACCTGTTGCACTTCTTGAACTTGGTTATTCAGATAAACTTTTTATTCATAAAGCTCCACAAACATTGTTTGATTTTAGTTTCTTTGGTTCACAGAATGCGCACCGTTTGTCTATTCTTGATAGACTGCAAAGTCGTGGATATAAGATTTATTGCCCTGGTGAAATTGTTCCTCGTGAAGCAATCAACGCTTTGATTACTCATACTAGTATCAACATTGATGCAAAAGGTCCAAATCGTATTCCAATGCCATCAACTGCAAGAGTTGGTAGAATTATTCACGCTGCTAGAGGAATTGCGCTTGAATATACTCCACAACAACCAAGGCCATCATGCTTTTTGAAGATGCAAAAGGAAAATGAGGATTTCATTGATTATTGTGAAGATCTTATAAATTCAAATTGGCAAGAAAAAGCTGATGAAGTACTTGAACTTTATAAAAGAACTATGCCTATGAAAATGTGTGTGGAAAAAGCATTAGATTTAACGATTGGGAAAGGAATGATTTGAAATGAGTGAAAGAGATAATGAAAACGATAGCGGTAGAGTAGATGGTGGTTCATCTGAAAATTCTGTTGGAAATTCTATAGGTATTGGGCTTGATAATGAAGGAGCATTAGGGGAAACTCTTTCAATCAACACAATTGAAAATGTTATGGACCCTACGATGGAGGCAAATAGTTTTTTAGGTGCTATTGTCGGTGGTATTGTTATGGATCTTGTTATGGAAAGTACTGGATTGAAAGATATTACACAGGGGATTAAAGATAGTATTAGAGATGGCCTCGGTTTAAGTGGAAATAAAACTGTTGATAAAACAGAAAAAGAAGGAACAATTAGTGGAGGTTCTCAATACGGGAATGCTATTGGAAATTCAAGACAAGATTTGATTGATGCTGATTTTGGTCCAGTTTCCCCAGGAAGTGGAAAAGGTGGAAGTGGGGGAATTTTAGGAGGTGGAATCAATGATCGTAGTGTAGGCGGAGAAGGGGGAGGTCCAGGCGCGGAAGTTGGTGAAGGTGGATCAACTCCTGAAGATGATGATGATGAAGATGATGATGATGATGATGATGATGATGATGATGATGATGATGATGAAGATCCTACTAAAAAATTATTTTCAGGAATGTCTCCTTGGGAATTTTATCAAAAATCACTTCAAAGACATAGTAATTTTCGTATAAGTATTCCACCAATTGTTGAATTTCCAAATGCTCCACTTCCAATTGTTGATTTAAAAGATCAAATTATGCGTGATCCTGCATTTATTCCTGTGCATCAAGATGATCTTGCAAGTCCACTTCTTGCAATTATGCGAACTGGCCAGCGGTCGATTAAGTCGCAAGGATAAAAAAATATGGCTAGTTTTCTTGATTTTTTGATCGGAAATAGAGAGAAATCTGGAAAATTTACAGAAAAACTTAATCAATTAAAAGTTTCTGAAGGATCAAAAGAAGAACAACAGACAAAAGATGTTCAAGAAAGATCTTCTTCTCTTAATCAAACAAGACAAAATCGTACAAGTGATCAAACGCAGAGACAAAATTCAAGAACAACTGGAAGTCAATCAACTCAACAACAATCAAATACTGATCAAAGATCTAATGTAAATACTTCTGGTACAAGTTCAACAACTGGAATTACAAATACTTCAACTACTGGAGTTAGTTCCACTCAATCTGCACAAACCATTTCAAATCTTGATGAAGCAACTACTGCTGCTCTTCAATCTATCATGGGGCAGTTAACAGAGAAAACTGGAGTCCTTGATCAAAATTCACTTAATGCAATTCTTGGTAATACCCCTGTTCTTGAAGCATTGCAAATGCGTGGCGCAGAAGGATTTACTGATGTTGATCAAATTGCAGAAGACGCTCGCGCTGCTGCAATTTTAGCATTTAGTGAAAATGAAGCCCCTATTCTTCAACAGAAAGCAAATGCAACAGGAAGTGAAGATAACACACTTGTTGCTATGCTCAGAAATAAAGCAGCTGGTGATCTTGGAGCAAAAGTTGCTGCTGTTGAAGGTAATATTCGTTTAGCTGCTGCTGATAAAGATTTAGCTGCTATGACAGCAGCAATTTCTGCTGGTGTAACACAAGGTGCAGCTGCTGGTGATGTTGGCGGAGTTGGAACAATTGCTCAAATTCTGAAAGGCGCACAGACTACAGCAACAGGATCGCAGTCAACTCAACAATCTCAACAAACTTCACAGCAAACTTCTCAACAGCAACAAACTCAACAACAGCAAGTTGGAACATCTTCACAAAGCACATCTGCTGTAAGCAACACGCAGAGCGCACAAGAGAGTCAACAAGAACTTACTGCTCGCATTTCAGAAGCAATGGAAGCAATACAAGAACAGCAAACCATGACGCAACAACTTACACAATTTTTATCTTCTATCTTTAGTACGAATGTTGATGCTACTGAAGCTACTAGAGAAGGAACTTCAACTGAAGAACAAAGTGGTACTCTTTGGGATTGGCTTAATTCACTTAGGCCGAGAAGTTAAATTATGACAGGCATGAATTTTCCAGGACTTGAAGATAGCATTAATGTAGCTGCTGATGAAGCAGTTGATAATCCTGGAAAGAAACTTTTTGATCCAACAGGGCTTGCAAATATTGTTCAGCAAAATACTTCAAGAATTACAAAATCTGCTGCTGATCTTTCTACACTTGGAAGTATTGTTGGTAAGGATGCGGTTCCTCTATTTGAACAAGCAACTGCTGCAAAAGCAAATTTTCAAACTGCAATTGATGCAATTCTAAAGCAAGTTGATGATACAAGTGCAATTATCACTGATGCTTCTCAGAAAGCAAGACAAGCTAGATATGTACCTGAAGCAATTTCTATGATTGCTTCTATTTTTGGTATCAATGATTTTGATCCAAAATATCAGAATATGCGAGTTGAAGAAGCTCTTAAGCAACTTAATTTGTCTTCAACAAGAGTTAATGCAATTGGTCAGATTGCAACAATCAAGGAGCAACAAGCACAACAAGCGCTAACAGGAAAGAAACTTGAACTTGATGCTGCTGCTACAAGCGCAGGAGCAACAGAAAGTTCTGCGCGCACACTTATTGCACTTCAAAATGCAAAAGATCAACAAGATTTGTTTGCACTTGAAAAATTGACTGATGCGCAAATTAAAAAAGCAATGTCTGATCCTGCATATGCAGCAAAAATTGTTCCTGGCGTAGATAAAGGATTGATTGAAAAGAATATGAAGCAGAGAGCACAACTTAATACAAGTATTGCTACAGCAAATATGACTTTGCAGCATATGAAAGATACATATCCTGATCTTGTGGAACAGACAAAACTTCGTACACAAGATCAAAGAGAGAGTCTTGAACATAACCGAGTTATGCGTCCAATTACTGAAGAAGTTGCAAAAGTTCAACTTGCACATACCAAGAAAATGAATCCTATTGCATATGAAGTTGCTGAAATGAATAGAGATCAACTTAAATTGATGAACCCAATTCAACATAAAGAAGCACTTATTCGTCTTGAAGAACTTGTTGACCAGCAAAAACAAAATCAACAACTTCGTCCAGAACAATTGAAGCAAACAGTTTTGCAGACTTGGCAAGCTGAAAATCAGAAAAGAATTGCACAGCATACAACAGATAAGCAGCTTGAACAATTTGATCTTGAACATCAACTTAAGAAAGCTCAAGTTCCAGCACAAATTCGTGAAATTATGCTTAAGCAAGTTACTACGATCATTGAAAATCTTCCTGAAGTTCAGAGAAGAGCATTATTGAAAGAAGCGCAACAACCAGAAAATAAAGGAATTGCCAAGCTTGATCTTGGTGGCGGACAAACCGTCAATGTTTCTGATAGTATGATACAGCAAGCAATTTCAAAACGTACCGCTCAAATGGTTGATGAAGCTACAAAAAGTTCAAAAGTTACTGAAGCTCAAATTGAAGTTACTGCATTCTTACAGGGTGCAAAAGATCTTGTTGAAAGGCTTCCACAATTTACAGATATTGCGTCTCCTTCAGAATTGAAAAGTATTTCTTCTAAAGTTGGCGCAATTGCAACTGTGACATCTGATCATTATCAAAATAATAATCCTTCTTCTATTCTTGCTGCTCAAAAAGCAGCTAAAGATGTTGAAGCAGAAATTGCAAAATTGACTGATCGTGTTAAGAAAGAAATGCCACTTCAACAATTTGCAGCAAAATCATTTCTCTACAGCGGGATGGTAGATGATGCTACTGCGGCATCTGCTTTCATGAGTGATAGATTTAAAGTAAAAATGAATGCACTAGCCCCTGATAGTATTTTCTATCAAGCTGGTGAAGCAATGAATGATTATTCAAAATTTGTAGCAAGTCAAAATAAACTTCTCCCAAGTGGTATTGCAGATAAAGGAAAAGAAGCTTCTGCATTTGCAAGTTTAGCAGAATTGACTAGAAAGCCTCCAAAAGAACTTGAAATGTTTGAAGAATGGTTACAGAAACCATCAGGTCAACAATTTGAGGGTAGGGATCTTACGAATGAACAGAAAATTCAAGGAACAATTAAAGCTAAAGTTCGTATGCAAATTTTGAATGCTGCTATCATGGATCTTGCACAAGTTCGCCCTGATGGTGGTGCAATTCCTGAATTTTCAAAAGTAGTTGTTGATGGAAAACTTCTTCCTCAATATATTGCAAATCCAAAGAATTTCATGCGGGATCTTGCTGCCGCTGATATTGTGAATGGTGGAAAAGCAGTTGAAACTTTAGTTGGAAAATTGAGAGATCCTGAGTTTCAGAAGAGAGTTGCACAAGATTATTTTAGAAATCTTAATACAATCGAAGCAGCTGCGATTTCAAAGAGATTTATGAATAATGATCCATTTCAACTTATTCGTGCAATTATGACTGATGTTCTTGGTGCGAAAGATCTTGCAAAACAAGAACAAAATGCTGTAAAGAATGGAATTCATTCTGGAACAGCACCAATTCTTGGACTTGGAATGCCCGCTCCTGCTTATGGTGTTGAACAATTTAGAAATGCTGCTACCACTAATCCAATCGCACAAGGATCTGATCAAAATCCAATGATTAAAGCAGATGAATTGATGCAGAAAATTCTTAATAATCAGATTGGACCTCAATAATGTCTATTACTTCAGGATTTCAACTTCAAACTGAGCAAGAGCAAGTTGCACAAGGCTATGTGCATCCATCAGATTTTGACACTTCTGGATCTGCAATTCTTGAACCATCTCAAGCAGATAGAGTAAGAAGTGTAGGTGAGCATCTTTATATGGGTGCAATGTCTGCACCATTGTCAATTTTTGACACAGTTGGCAGAAGTGTTGGACTTTTAAAACCTGGCGATGTTGATAAACTTGCAACAAGTATGAATCCTAATTTTGGTGAATATTATCAAAATAATAAAAATGCTGTAAGTCTTGCAACAGATATTGCACTAGCAATTCCTCTTGGACTTGGTGGTGCAGCAGCAGTTAGAAGTGGAAGTTGGCTTTATAAACTTGTAAATGCAGCAGAACATCCCTGGCTTGCAAAAGCATTTACACAGGAAGCCCGTGTTGGAGAAATTGTTTCAAACATTATGAGACAGGACTTAAATCTTGTCAACAAAACACGTGCAATTGATGTTGTTACGGGCAATGTTGATCGTGCAGCAGCTGTCTCGCGAGCACAGGTGATAAATCAAATAGATAATTTAAAAAGATATATGGTTGGTGAAACTGCAATTGCTCTTTTTATGAACCAAAGTGAGAATATTTACCCATCTGATATGGGGCTTGTTGGAAATCTTCTTCTTCATGGTGCAGGACTTGGAGTTACAGGGGCAATTGAATTTGCGGCATTAAGAAATCAAATCCGAAGCAGTCTTCTTCGTCCTGAATTTCGTGAAGCTGTACAGAAAAGTATTTTTGCTGCTGGACTTCCTGATGAAATTCGTGCAATTAAAAATGATCGTGATCTTGCACTTACTGTTTATGCACTCAATTCCGCAGAACAAAGAGCTACAAAACTAACTGCAAGTGGTGATCTTGCAGAAAAACTTCGTGAAAATGCAAATGCTTACGAACTTGCATTTGATGGTATTGTGAAAAATATTATTGAAAATACCATCAAAGATGGACTTCCTGAAATTCTTCCCAAACCATATAATACAGAGAAAATTACACAAACTATTCTTCGCGCTGGAAAGAATGATCCTACAATTTATCCAGGAATGCAAACTGCAACTAATGTTCCATTAGCTTGGAGTGATGTGGATGGAATTTTGACTGCACAGCAAAAGAAAATTGATAAACTTACAGAAAAACTTACTAAAGTTGATGATCTTGAAGAAGCAGGAAAAATTGAAAATGAACTTCGTACACTTGAAGGTATTCGTTTCTTCATTCTTGAAGAAGATGGAACATTTACTCCAATTGCAAAACGCAAGCCTCAATGGCATGATAATCCTACTGAAATTGTAACAAAAAAACCAGAACATTCATTTGAAAATGTAACTTATGAACTTAATATGGTTGATCCAGAAACAAAAATTAATATTAAAATGGGAATGGATCATTTTGGAATTATTTATCTTCCTAAAGATACCACTGTACATAATTTTTCTCCATATCATATGACTGCTGCACAAGGACTTATTCAGAAACTTGCACAGAATTTTGATTGGGAAGCACATACTGCTGCAATGAAGAGAGTTCCACTAAAAGCATTTGAAGATCCAAAGAAACTTAATAATGACTACTTTACTCTTGAATTTGCAAATGCATTCTTCAATCGCAAAGATGTTGATTTCAATAAAGCAAAACTTGCATTTCAATTTCCTGATACTGTTGCAGGAAGTGAAAAAGAATGGATTGAATGGGAACTTTTGAAAAGAAAATATGATATCTTCAAAAATTATCGTGATAAGATTGAACGTTACAACAATAGTCCTGATTTCAAATTTCCTACATGGGTTGAACCTGTATATAATGATCTAAAAATTCTTACAAATCTTCCTGCTGGTAAATTTGGTGCAGAACATCCTGCAATTCAAGTATTTGAAGCTCTCTACAAACAAGGAGAAAAAACTCTTGTTGATGGTGTGAAAGATATTAAAGATTTCTATACTATGATGAAAACTTCTGCACTCGATGCACAAAGAATGTTTGATTCTCGTGTAATTTTGACTGAAGATCGCATCAAAGATTGGTTTAAAGGAAAACTTACAACTGATGGTGGACTTTTTAATCGTCCTAAAATGCAAGGAGGAGAATATTATCCTGCAAGTTTGGTTGCATTGAAACCAATTCCATATAATCTTACACAAGAAACTCTTACTACAGTAGCTACTGCAAGATATATGCAATTCATTTCTGAATTTGCAAATCCAGAAACTACTCCAGAACTTATCAAAAATTTCACTGATAAATTTATCTCCAGTCCTATTTTTGATGCAGCAAAAACAGTAAAATCAATTGCAGAAGGTCAGCAAACTGGAAGTGGAATTCTAACAAGTCAACAAAGATCTACTTCTCGTGTTGATACATTCACAGCAGTTGATCAAATTGCTACTCTTGGTGAAAGACAAGCATTTAAAGTTGCAAAAGATCTTTTTGAACAACATCAAGATACTTGGATTGCACTTAGAAAGAAAGAAAATGCAGGTTCGATGTATAATTTTGCTGAATTTTCATGGGCAAGAAGATTTGGATTTGAGATTGATGACATTGAACGCATGGAAGATGGAAAAGTCAGATTTAAATTGAAAACTGAAGATGGTGAAGGTGAAAGACTTTCAGAAAGAAATGTTCAAGCATTTAAGAGAATGTATAAAGAAGATATTGATCCACGTGATGATAATATGTTCTTTCTCCCTAAATTTCAACCAGTTGAAAAACTTAAAGCAGCAAATCATGCTGTGATGGAAGTTGATGATCTTGCATTTCAAGCAATTGATGCGATTGATGGTGTTGCACAACAACTCTTACAAAGTACAAATTTTTTTAGAAAACTCTATGGATATGGTGAAATTAATGCACAAAAATTCTATATTCCTCCGCAAAATTTAACAAATCAATATATCAAATACATTGTCTATCCTGCGGAAGGCGGTGGTCAACCATTTAAACAGATGGTAACTGGTAGAACACCAGCTGAATTGAATACAAAACTTGATAAAGTTATTGGTGCTCTTAAAGAAGAGGGCAAACAATATGATATCATTGATCAAAACCAAATGCGTCAATTTTTTAATCTTTATGATGAAACATTTTTTAATATGGTTGATCGTTCTGATTCTTTGGCTCAAACCGGAATTACTAAAGGTTCTACTGCGAGTCCTATTCTTATGTATGGGAACCAAGTTCTTTCCGATGCGATTGCAGCGGTAGAAAATCAAACACTCTCGCTATCTCGTAGAACAATTTCTGCTCTTTTTGAAAATGAACTGTCATATGCGAGAATGGCAGATGCTCTTACGCGAACAGGAGAAAAAGTTAAAGATCCTAATACGAGAATTTCGATTTGGCGTCAATACGCCGGAAGGTTGCTCTCAGATCAGAGAATTTTATCAGATCCTACTATTGGAATATTCGGTGGTGATACAGGAATCTTATTTGACAGAGCCTTAAATAAATTGAATGCTACTATCAAATCATTTATGCCAGAGAAATCAAGTATTTATAATCAAGATGCTGTTACAAAAATAAATACTGTTGCAAGTAAAGATTTTGATGCATTAAGAGAACAACTTGGTGGATATCTTCCATTCAGTGATACTGCTGATTTTGTACAGAATACATTTAAATTAAGTGCCCCAAAAACTGCAAGAGAAATCGCAGGCACGCTCAATACTGTAACTGCAAATCTTACTCTCCGTATTCTTGATGCAGGAAATGCTTATGTGAGTTTGCTTGGTAATATTGTCAGTATGCCACTTGTTATGAATATGTTCAAGCGTCAGTCTTGGGATGATGAAGCATCCTTTGCTGCAAGAACTGGAATTTTTGGAATTCAAGTAGATAAAGATTATTCAATTCCTTCAACTGCTCGCATGGGTGCAAAGACAATTGCATTTGCAATGTCTAAGGAAGGAAAAGAAGTAATTGATGAAGCATACAATGTTTATGGTAATTTGCAGAAGAGAATGAGTGATGCTTTTGATGCAATTCATGATCCGCTGGCAGATCAAAATAAGATTGTTCTTAATAAAGTAATTAATAAGCTTTCTTATGTTTCTGACAAAGGTGAAGAAGTTGCACGTGGTTGGGCATATTTAACAGGATATCTAATTGCTAAAGATGGTTACAAAGTTGCAAATGCAGCTGACAGACATATGATTGCCAATGTTTTCGCAAATCATATGATTGCAGACTATAGAGGAACCAACAAACCACAAGTTTTCCAAGGTGCTCTTGGTTCTGTTCTTGGAATGTTTCAAACATATATGTGGAATTATTATGCAAGAATGTTTTCTTATATTGAAAATAAAAATTATCGTGCTCTTGCAATCAATTATGCAATGCAAGGTGCAGTATTTGGTGCTCAATCTGTTCCTGGATGGGAACAATTTAATAATCTATATATGACTGCATACGATGGAAGACATGATATTGTAGACAGCCTTGATGCAAAATATGGTCCTGCTATGAGTTCACTTCTTCTTCATGGAACATTTTCAAATATTCCAAAACTCTTTTCAAAAGATGGAATTAACATCTATAGTCGTGGTGATGTGAATGTTTCTAAAGTTCCTGCATTCATTTCTCCTGCAAATGCGCCAATTTTCAACATTGCACAAAATGCAGTTGGTTTCTTTGGAGAACTTGTTAATCAATTTAAGACTGGCGGACAAATTAATGCTCAACAAACACTTGAAGCTCTTGGAACATATAACATAAATCGACCATTTGGACGCGTGATGGAATTGCTTGCAGGAACTTCTGTTGATAGACGTGGTGCTGTTATTTCAAACGATGTAAGAACAACTACCTCTGTAATTTCTCGTATCATGGGTCTTCGTCCAATGTCAGAAAGTGCATCTATTGAAGCACTTCACAGAGTTGCAACTGCTGAAGTTTATCAAAGAGATCTTTATGAACGCATACAGAACAGTGTGCGAAGCATCTTTCGTGGAAATCCTTCAGCTGAAACTGTCAATCATGCACTTGGACAAGCAATCTCTGATTACATTAAAGCAGGTGGAAATCCAAGAAACGCCTCAACATTTATCAAAGATGCAATCATTTCCGCTTACATTTCAAAGCAAGATAGGAAATTATTGAGTGTGCTTCATTCACCTGGAAGAACAAATGATATGATTAGACTTATCAATTCAATGACACAATATGATGAAGATTAAGAAGTATTTCTCTTTGCTGTGGCTGGGAACCCTTGTGGTTTCGGCTGACTTGACGGGAGAGGAGAAATCTTCTCCCGTCCTTTTCATTAGAGAGGAAAACTCATGACCCCAGAAACTAACTATGCTGCTCTTGTTGGAACTGTTGCTCGTGCAATTTTGCAATCTGTTGGTGGTGTATTGGTAACAAAAGGAGTTATTGAAAGTTCGCAACTTGAACCAGCAATTGGTGCAATTCTGATGCTTGGCGGACTTGTGTGGTCGTATTTCCGCCATAAGAATGCACCGAAAAATCCGTGATTTGGTTTATTTCACTTGTTGTAATTCTTGCTCTTATCGGGCTGGTCTATTGGCTAGCCCGTAAGAGCGGAAAACAACAAGCAGAAATTAAATCACTTGATCACGCAATTGATATTGCGGAGAGAGCAAATGAAATTGATGAAAGTGTCGCTCGCATGTCTAATGCTGAGCTTGATCAGCAATTGTACAACGATAAGAAGTGATGGGTGTAGTTGGGTTAAGAAAATTACTGTTGAGAGAGAAAATGATCCAAAGCTCTCTCAAGATTTGGCTCGCCAGATTGTTTCGCATAATTTGAAAGTTCAGGAGTTTTGTCGATAAATTCTTGAATGATAGCTTTATCATATTTTCTATTATTACTTCCTAAATATTCTCTGCAAGTAAAATAAGGATACCATTTCTGCGCATCTTCTATAGAAAGTCCAAGATAAGTATGTAATTCATACATCATAAAAAGACATTTATGACAATAAAAATTATCAATAACTCCATGCCCATGATTTTCTGCAAACTCAAACCAGCCAACTTCATCATCACATACAAGACAAATAACTTGATATTGCGGTGAATTATTCAACATCAAGTGCATCATAGATAAGTTTAGCAGCTTTCAATTGTGCAGAATTAAAAGCTGCTTTCTGTGCATCTGATTTAATTGGATTCCAGAGAATAGGAATACTGGTTTTCGCAATTAGTCTATTGATCGGTAAACAATTAAATCCGTTTGCGGCCCACTCTTGAATTTGCCATACAGGATCATCATATGAATATCCATAATTTTTCATATTTTCATCAATTTCAATCCATCCAAATTCTTCATATTCAAGATGTTTAAGCCAATCATCTTTCTTAAAATAAAGTTGCATAAAATCTTTATCAATTCTATGAAGAACAGGAATGATTGGAAGTTTCATTTTGAATGCAACAGGCCATTTATAGAATGAAGTTTGCAAAACCCCACATCCAATAATACGATGATAGATTGTTCCTTTAGCATGTTTAATATTAAAATATGCACTATCCGCAAATGCATGGGCATTTTCATTTACATTAAAAAGTCCTGAATGTGTGCGCATTCGTATTGGTTGACTGATAAGTGCATTAATTGCATTTCCTCTCATATAATCAAGAACAAAATTCCAACTATTTTCTCTATAGATAACATTCCTTTTCAGTGGACAACACCATTCATCTGCAATCCATTCAGCATATGCAACAGTTGCAAGTTTGAAATATGCAGTTTCGAAGAACCAATCAGGTTTGTTTTCTTCAACATAATTTTGTGTATTTTCAAGAATAACACGAGTTTGTTTTGAAAGTTCAATAACATCTCTTTCTGTTGCAAGATAATCATTGATAAATTTTGTAGTGAAAATAAGAAATTTACTTTCCTTCACATCATGTGCTGCCCAAGGGCGATTTCCCTCAAAAAATAATGATGGAAGAGTATGTTGAATGAAAAATTTTGCTTCATTCATATCCTTCAAATAAAGAAAGAAAAGAATTTTCATCCTTGTTCTCTTAATTTTTCATATCTCAAATCTGCTTCTTCAAGTCTGATACAAAGTACAGTAACAAGTGTATTTAATTTTGAAAATTCTTCTCCTTTACGAATTCGACGTGCATATTCTATAAGTTCTTTATTTTTCATTTCAAACAAATTAATGGACATCGTTATCATTTCCTCCTTCTTCTACTTTATCTCTACTCCCAACACTCAAAAATGCACGGAGTAAATCATCTTCTTTAATTTTCTTCGCCATATTCTCCATATACGCTGGCCCCTGGTTTGTGTGTACCTCACGAATTGCTCCAGAGTTGGTCAATTCAGCAAGAGAAATTTGAAAATTTGATGCTGTCATGTCACGATGCATAAAGGCATAAAGAGCATCTTTTGAAATTGGCATTTTGGAAGATTTAATAAGATCAAGAAGTCTTTGTTTCGCATGTGCAAGAGGACTTAGGCCATATTCACCTAAAGCCTCGGGCATACCGCTTTCAGTAATCTCCAGAATGAAATCCGCTTCTTTAAGATCCTGGACTTCAACTTTTTTAGACAATTTCGACGCGGCGAGAAGACAGGAAAGTTTAAGAAGATGTATGTGTCTACGATCTTTATAATGTAGAAATCTAGGGTCATTAAATTTAAGCTGTTTATCGTAAAGATGTTCATCATATAATTCCCAAGCATCATCAGTTAAAGCAAATTCACCTTCCCAAGTTTCATAAAGAATGCGATAAAGATCTCCAATTGTTTTCTTAAGTTCTGTATTTGTAACAGCAGGACGTGGAATTCTTTTATATTTCGTATATGAATATACCATAATTACACGACTCATAAATCCTTGACCTACAGCTTCCACAGGTAATGCCTTTGCCAACGCAGTAGGCGTTGTGCATCCAATAATATTAAGTAAAGGTTCTTTAAGGATAAGTTCTTTGCTTGTAAGTGAATATTTATAATCTCCACCTTGCCACATTCTTGTAAGGAATGTAAGCATTTCAGTATTATTAGTACCAATGAAAGAAGTAAATTCATCAGCCATAACACACATAACTTCTGCATCTTTTGGAGAAAGATCGAATGATGTGATTTTATTGAGCACATCTGATCCATTTAATGATGCTCCAGTGGTAGCATTTATTCTTTCAATTTCTTCAAAAAGTTCTTCTGCCTCTTTATCTCTATTTCCGATCATAGCAACTAAAAGACCTTGATGCTTGCCAGCAGTATCATCAGGGGAAAAACGAATGCTAGTAGAACTTTTGAGAAGTGATTTAACTCTCCCCATTGCTGAAGATTTTTTAACCGCAGGTGGCCCAACAAGTAAAGTATAAAGATTGGGAAATATAACGTCATCACCGAAAGGTAGATGTATCCTTCTACCCAAGCAACTAGCAACACCAGAAAGAGCAGACCAAATATGAAATAGTCTAGGACTCTCAGTTTCCTCAACATATTCAAGATAAATGTTGAGGAATTCATTCTGAAGTTTCATAGAAAATAAACGTGTTACTCACCATCTTTATATTTCGGTCGATCATCAAATGATTTCTGATATCGTTCATAGTGAATGAGGAACATAATACAACATCCTGCGTGCCAAAGATGAGAATACCCCGTTTCAGGATCATTCCCACGATGCATCCACCAATCAAAAAGATGACCAATGCAAGCTCGAAATACTTTACTCCATTTCACTCCTTTTTCCCAATTACGATCAGAATATTTCTTTGCTCCAGACTGCAAAACTTTAACAATGCATTCCATACTATATGGATCAAGAAGATGCCAAGGAAGTTTATCTCCATCAAATTTAATCCCTGTAGATAGATCTTTTACTTCTTGATGTGTTATTGTTTTTGTTGGAGATGATTTCTCAAGATGATCTTGTCTTGTCCACAAAACATGAGTATCCATAGGAAGTCCAAGATCAGATCTATATTGTTCTTGAGCTTCAACTACACTATCAGCATCAATTGATCTAGTTGGATGACCTAATGTATGACATAGGAAAGTATACTTCTTTTTCTTCTTTTCTTCTTGAATTTCGGGAGTTGGTGTTACAACAGCTGTGGTACTTTGAGATTCATTTGTTGTCATAACACCTTCTCCTTTTTGCCCCGGCCGACGACTTTACGAAGCTGCGTCGATCTGTGTCTTCATCCTGGCAATTTCACCGCGAATGAGACCAGAAGTATGCGCGTCAAGACGATTGAAATCTGGTGAATCAGGAGTTCCTGCAACTCCCTCTTCAGGAATGAGACCAAGCAGAACGTCAAGCATCGCTTTGACATCCGTCTTGATTGCACCACCAGCAGCGGCATAGCCAGTTGCTGAAAGCGTGTAGGTGCCAAAATAAGGAAGAGCCATTTTACTTTACGTCCTTTCCAGCTGGTTTGTCAGACGTTGCTGACCCTAGGTGCTGTGGCTGGAAAGCTATATTTAATTTTTTAACCAATGCTATATCTTCCCATTCATGACAATCCATTTGATATATCTCTCGCCACCATCGTTGGAAGATTTCATAATCTTCCTTAGTAATATCAACAAGAGGCATTTCTATACAGGCGGATTATATTCTTTGATCTTTAAAATCAATTTAATTCCTTTATAAAATTCAGGACTTCCTGCTGTGTATTTTTTAAAATTCTCTGCAAGTGCTTTGAGCATTTCTTCTTTTTCATCTTTATCAAATTTCAATCCATTTGCATCAGACATTTTCAAGCGCTCTCCTTTTCTTCACACGCCATTCACTCTGTAAATTTAATTCATGATCCATCAATTCTTCAAGAGTAAGACTATTTTTATATTTCACAAGTCCGCGACCCCATGAAAATCCTATTTTCGCGTCTGCTTGAACAAACATAGACCTGCCTTTGACCGTAACAGGTTCTTCCATAATAGTCAAGATGAATTTTGCACATTCATGAAAATTCTTTACTGGTAGAAAGAACTTCATACTGTCGTGAGTTTGTGTCGCAAAGTGAATTCCAAGATCATGACGTTCAGGACCATAGTGAATACGACGCAAAGCACGATTAATATTACCTCCCGTAGCAGATTGACCGAGAAACGCAATAAGTTCTCTTTGGAGAGCTTTATCATTTTTTAAATCTCCAATCATCAAACGAGTTCTGCCGAAACAATTAGTAACCTTGTTATTATTCTTCAATGCACGCTCAATTTCTTCTTTCTTCCATTCAGGAACACGTGGATATAGTTTCCAAAGACTATTAAGAATTCCCTGTAAGAATTGAGCAAATTGCTTATCTGTCCAGAAAAATGCATCTTTATGCCCAAGTGCATTTGCACAAGCAACAGCAGCAGCATGACCCATTGTTATGTAGAGCGTCCATCCTGCCATGTCATAATTCCCACCGTGGACAATACGTTTTGTGATATAACGTATTCCAGTTGGTTCTCCAGAGAAATATTCATTCCCTGCCATAATCCCTGCGATAATTTCTGCATAGGTGTGTTGCTTGAAGAAATGAGCACAATGGTAGGCGTGAGTATCAAAATCTTTTCGCTCCATAACTTCAATATAATTGGGATCTTCCGATTCATATGCGACAAATTTGGCGTCTGATTGTTTATAATCAGGTTCGAAAATAATATAGCCTGTGTCAGCACATGAGAGCATATGCCTAATTCGCATTGGCACATTTTGCGGATTTGTGCCACACCAAAATTGGTGATTATTGCCGCTAAATCTAGTTGTTTCTGTCCCTCCTGCGTTAAGTTGATATAAGAACCGGCTTTCATTTTCTTTTGCCCCAAGTTTCTTACCATCTTTAGTGATGCAATATTTTGAAATATTATTAAGTGGTTTCTTATAATCGAAAACCTTCTCAATTACATATTTAAGAATAGGATGTTGTCTTGCAATGTGCTTCAAGATTTTTTCATCTGTACTTTTTCCATCATTTGCTTTTGCCGTTTCTTTTGTTTTTCCTTTAACTTGCATTGGTTTTGCTTTGAGGACATCGTATAGGAGACTTGCGTATTGTTTTGCGGAAGAAGGATTGAAATCAGCATGGTCTGCAATAATTCTAATCTCTGCCAATCTTTTAGATGCTTTCTGGTAGAGTTCTTCATGAAGTATTTCGACTCTTCTGACATCTAATTTAAATCCTTTCATACTCCCTTCTTGGGCAGGACCAAATTGTAAAAGCATTTCGTCAATAAAATTATATAATGCCCATGACATTTGCTCTTTTACTATTAGTTGAGAAAGATAAAACCCACTCCATAAAGTATAATAATTATCCAGGCCGCAATATCTCCAATATCTTTCCTGACTCTCCTCCGTTTTAAAACGAGGTTCGGATTTCTTTTTTTCTTCAGCAGTTCCTTTACCTTCATCCTTCCAAAATCTATAATGGTCAAGTACCACACTTGCGATGAAGTTAATTTTCTTTGGGAGTTCACAATATATGGTGTGCCACAAATGCATTGGGTCCAATATGTTGTTCGTAATAGGACATCTGTATTTGAGCATCCATGCTTGATCATAAGCTCCGTTTTGAAGAATTTTAACAGGTGGACTTTCATGCAATTTTCGCACTTTATCCCATACAAAAATCTCGTCTTCTTCAGACCAATGACATTTGCCAGATTTGAAAGCATTGTGAAATGGAATGACAAATCCTTTTGAAGTTCCATTTTTATTTAATCCATAATATCCGATGCAACGAATAATGCCACCAGCAGTTTCAATATCTGTACTAAAAAGTAAGCAATTAGAAAGATATTCACAAGCATCAATGATATCATGAAGAGTGCGACAGACACGTATATTAAATTGAGGAAGCGTTCGTTGTTTTCCTGTAAGCCATCTCGCCATCTTAGAAAAGTCATGCACCAAAAGCCAACGACCGTGCTTGACAGTATGTATGTGCCTAAGATCATTGATACAGATTGCAGTGATTCCAAATACATTATAAATCCCCCCACGACATTGATCGAGTGTACCAAAGTGATGAAAGAGTCTGAGAGTATCTTCACAATTTATAACAATCATCTTAGGTTTTGTGATGTGAATATATTTTTGAATATCTTGAATTCTACTTCCAACTTTTGCAAAAATGATATTTCCAAGACCTAGACCAACAGTTTTAAGTAAAGGAGTTAAAACAAATTTAACATTTTCAGAAACACCAGATGCCGGCTCAAACCAGAGAATGCGACTCATGAAATTACTTCAAGCTTCCAATTCTTTTGTAATGCAATTTTCTCAGCATTGGAAAATGGTTTATTGATAAGATAAGCAATAATAGGTGCAGCAGTTATCACTTTGCCATAACTGACAAGAAATCCTGCCGTGAAATGAGGAGCTTCAACTCGATAAAGTTTAATAGTAACATTTTGTGCATCAGCTTTTTGTTTAATGCTACGCTGCTCAAGTTGTTCTTTGAAAATTTTCCAGAAATCATTTTTCATAGTGTTGCTACTTCTCCATATCTTATAATATTTTGCATAGATTTCTTATGTTTATGAAACATTGGTGTGACAAGATAAATCTTTCCTCTATAATATTTATATTGTGCTTTACAAAATCCACGTTTTTCTGGCAATTTTCTTTTTTTAATTTCTTCATCAGAAAGGCAAGGTGCCCGAGCAAGATGTTTTCTAGCCTCAACATCTGCAATCGGATACCTTGCCTTCCTAATACTCACAATTTACGCAGTAGCCTGGATCGGCTTGTAGCGTGTTAGGCCAGCATAGATCCTATCAGGATCATTCTTATCGCGCCTGTGAGCAATGATAGCGCGAACACGCTTTCCGCCAACAGACTTGATTGCTTCGCCCAACGCTTGATTCTTATTTCCGCCAACGTCTGCGATGTATCCTTTCAGATACTTCACATTCGTAGCGCCTTTGACCACGGCAACATCATTGTGGATTTTGCCGAGAAGTGTAGCTGGATCTTCGACACCATCAGCTTTTGCCTTACTGGCGTCGTGAATTCCAATAACCTTCCATGGAAACTTGACAAGAGCACCAATAACCTGGCCCTGATCGTTCTTGAGTTCTTCCATAGTCGGTTCGCCGCATTCAAAATCAGCGAAGATTCGCGGCATCACTTCGCCAAAGCGCATCTCTTCAATCTGAGAGAGATCAACTCCCATCAGAGTGACGAGATCGACTTCACCTGGTTTGAACTTGTCGTCGTCTGACATTTCTGTTACCTTTCTGTGTGATGTGAGGTTGTGGTCATTTGATTTGCTTTTAGACTTTTTATCTTGCTATTCTTGTGGAAGGAATAGCTTTCGATTGTTGACTTTTTTAGCCAACAGTTGGAACGGTGAGATTGATGCGGCAGCCATCTTCTGAGGCTACCACATCATCAATTGTGATGTCGTCATCAAGGACATCATCAAGATTAGTTCCGATCTTGATCTCGCAGCTATCGCCGAAAGCATCAAGAAGTTCCTTAAGTTCCTTAACTGTCATTTGGTTTCGTTTTACCTCCATTACTTGTTTTGCTGTGTCCGGGAAGCCAGCCTTACTTTCAACTGGCAAAACAATTAATTTTTATCCAATATAAATCTTCTTTAAGTTCTTGTATTTTCTTTTCTCTATATTCAATTTCTGTATTAATATATTTAATTGCATCTTCTATAGTTAATGTTTCAATTCTATCAAAACCTGGTGAAATTTTTCTTCCATATCGGTTTTTATAATCTTTGTCATAAAATGTTTTCTGTCCACAATAACTGTTCGCGTAAATAATTTTCATTTCTTTCCTCCCATCAACATTGCCATTGCTCCTCCACTTGCTTGCACAGCAGGTTTCGGAGCATCATTCTTTGTTGCATCAAGCACAGGAGCAGGAGTTGAATTTGCTCTAAATGCTCCTGTCATATCTTCTCCTGCTTTGATAAATTGAATTCCACGGTCTACAATACTAGGATTAGGAAGAGCAAGATTCTTACTTGTTTTGATAAGATCAATAAATTGGAGTTTTTCAAAGGGATAATTATTTGGTGGAAAAATTCTACTACAACCATCTCTTTCTGATGTTGTAGTGGTATCAATATTATAAGCAGTTCCAAGCATGTTGAAATAATAAACTTCCTGAAATAATTTTGCAATCTTCTGAGCATGTGGCACACTTGAAGAAATGGGTTGAGTTCTGTATCCTGTGATAATGTCCTTTTTTGGATCAGAAAGATCTTTTCTTTTCTGTTCAACTAGAACTGAATGAGCAACCACAATAACATGACAAGGAAGATTAGTAAGAAACTGTAATACCCTATCAAGTATGATGTTTTGCCCACCGTAATAACCTCTTGTATCTGATGCTTTCTCACCTTCAGTTGGATCAATACCAAGCTTTTTTTGAAGATTGAGTGTTACAGATGCAACAAGTGCGGTTATTGTTTCAAAAACAAGAACAGTGTTTGTTGTTAATTCATTCAATCTCAAAACAAGATGATCATGTTTAGGACTTGGAGGAATTCCTGCTTTCTTTCCTGCTGTATCATCCCAAACTATATGAGAACTTTTAACAAGTTCTCCCACAACAGGTGCAAAGATAGAAGTATCAGGCTCGTCAAAAGCATTGAGAAGAAAAACACGCTTCTGCGCTTCAGGAGAGAGAATACGTAAGATACCATAATTTCGTTCTCCATTGATTGAAATTACATCGTATCCATGCTCAGATGGTCTATGTGCCCAAAGAGTTTTCTTTGTTCCTGAAGGCCCATAGATAAGGACTTTTGCAGGATCTTTACGAATTTCAGGAACTTCAGATAGAATTGGCATTTTAAATTCTCTCTATTGCTCCGATTGCCATCTTGTTGAAGATAACTTTCTTTCCATCTGGTTGTTTCCAGCTTCTAAATTGTTGTGTAATAGGTCTTTCATTTAGCCATTTAACAAATTCACTGAGTTCGGCAGTTGAGTCAAATTGAATAGTATATTTCCAACTATCCATAATAGCGATATTAATAATAATTGGTTTCTTTGTGTCATTTGGAGTAAGGGCGCTTTGTAGACTGTAACTTTGATCCACTGGCATTTTCATCCCCCGATGAATTTGTTAATATTTTAATAATTTTATTTTTATCTTCTTCTGTTTGTGATAAAATCTTTAATAAAGAACGCATATTCATTTTTTCTATATCAGTAAATTTACTAATCATTGTGATTTAATTTCCACAGCTTTATTATATCTATGCTCTTCCGGCACTCTTAATTTACTTCCCATAATCTTCAATTGCATATCAACGTTTACCCAGAATTTTATCATTTCTTCTGGCTGCACGCCATACATAGTAGCGATGCTTGTAAATAATTGTTTATAATCCTTAATATCCATAGGCCAATCACCTTCATATTTCAAAACTGCATCAGATTGTTGATATTCAATATAAATAACAAGTGTCGCATATTTCCAGAGTGCTTGACAAGCATGATGTTTGTTAAGATATCCATTTGGCATTGTGAAATCAGGAAAAAGTTGTGGCTCGAAAACCACTTTCATCGTACGAAGAGTTTTTTGATCAGGTATTGGCATCGTTCTGTTCTTCAACTACATTGAATTTATGTTGAAATCTTCCACACCATTCAGATGGTGGTACCATAGGCCAACCGAAATAAGGGAAATTTTGAATTTCTTGAGTTCCATCAATTTTCTTTACAGTTGCAATATTCATCCCCCATTGAGGACTATTTTCTTTGCAATATCCTGGACCTTGGAAATTTGTTTTATCTCGTTCAAAGAATTTGCATTTGAAGCAACGAGGAGAAGTGTCAGCAAGAGGATCAGTGTTTTTAGGCATCTTTAAATTTTCCTTCATTATCTATTTTCTCGAATTCATCAGCTAATGCATGTAAAGCATTTGGTAATTTTAAATCTCCTTCAACTCTACTGTATCCATCAGCAAATGCTCTGATAAGTCTAACTATAATTTCACATTTTTTACTCATCACTTCACTCCAGGCATTTCGATTGCAAATTTAATCCACGGTTTGAATTCTTTAATCAGTCCTTCTGTTTTGCTTTCAGTTGCTTCATCTTTCAAAAGATTTACTCCAGTATCAGCTTCAAATATTTTCGCAATCACATCAAGATCATCATATTCACAAACTTCATAATATGGACATCTGCTTCCATATGCAAAACAAGTGTTTCCTGTTGCATCTCTTGGGAACCAATTCATTTCAAGGAATGTTCTAATATTCATCAAATCTACAAGAAGTGAATTATACCAATTCTGCACATCTTGTGGACCTTTATCAAATTCATACAGAAGTGCTTTTGGTTCTTTCATATCAACCTTGCAATGCAAATACATCACTTTGAAGTTTTCGATCGCTCTTCCACGTAGATATTCAAGCACAAATCCGTATGAGACACATTGCTCGTTAAATTGATAAAGGGGGCTGAAATCTCCATCTCTTGCGTTACGCCCAGACGTTTTAATGTCAAGAACATGATAGAGATCTTCTTTTGCGTTATAAAATATTGCATCAATGAAACCAGTGATCGAAACAGTAATGCCTCCGGGAAGTTGATATCCTTCGAGTATAATCTCAAATGGAACTTCAATCGCATATCTTTCTTCCCCATCAAGGCATTTGATCTTTGCAAGTTCATATCCGATCATGCTGTTGCTTGAAATCATTTCCATTAATACAGCATATCCTGTTTCAAGACTTGCTGCATCATTAGGAGATTGACACATATGAATAGGATATTTCTTCATATACTCCCATACGGATGCTTCAATTCTTTCATCCATAGGAAGATCAGAAGATGTAGAAAGAAAATGTTGATAACCTGTATGCAATGCTTTGCCAAGTTCTGCTTTCAGAGAACCTTCTATATCTTGAATTGGTTCTGGAAAGAATTTACGAAAATAGAATTTACGTTTACAATTATTAAGTACAGAACGAGATGAATGGGAAATACGAAGATGATTTCCAGGAAGATTAAAGTTAGTGAAAGGCGCAGACATCAGACAGAAAGCGGTCCAATGTCACCAATAAGAGCTTTGAAATCATCAAGATCTTTTTTATTTTCTTTTCTTTTCTTACTTCTCTCTGTTTTCATATTAATTGCAATTCCATAACTTTCTCTAAGTGTCCTCACAAGCATTCCAACATGCTCAGGAAGAAGAAGTTTAACAAATTCAGGATGAGCTTTAAGTTCAAGTAATAGACTTTTCATTGCATTGATGATAAGATTTGGATCTGACAATTTGCCGATATTTGGATTTGTATATGCTTCTTTGATCATATCAAGTGTTTGTTTAAATCCTTCTAAATCTCCTTTATCAATAACTTCTTTTCCCGTCATTAAAATACTTGTTACATCTTCTTTTAGATCAGATGGATAAACTGCGGTTCCCTCGGGGGTAGGTGGGGAAGAAACCGCAGAACCTGTAACAGACTGTTCAGGCCCAGGAAGGTTTTCCTTAGTCTGTTCAGATTTTTTCTCAAGAACAAACGACAAATTTAACTTTACCGGAGGACTGCTAGTTGGATTTTTGATTACTTCATCTTTCTTCTCCTCTTTTTGTGTCACTGAAACTTGTTGTTCTTGCAATGCTTGTTTTGCTTTATGCTGAGCAATCAATTCAGAAAGTGTTGGCATGTTAAATTACCTTTGCTTTCTTTGGAGGATTGCTGATAAGCCCTTCAAATGGTTCAATATCAGCAAGCAAATCTTCAAAATCTGTCAAACCATTTTTTGTTTTCTTCAAAATAACTTTATCCATTTCAACTCCATTATGCATCACAGCTTCAATCTTCTCAAGTTTCATGGTGAATTGCGCAGGAACTTTCTTTGCTTGTTTAATTTTATCTCTCACACGACTCATTCTCACACGCATACGCTGAACAAAATTCTCACCATCTCCTTTATCAACGAATATCTCCATAGTCTTTCCAAGTTCAAGATTTCCAAAATCAATCAGAGCTTTGCGTGCTCTGTTATCTTTGAGGATTTTCACTTTCATATCACCGACCCTAAGCGATTGCAAGGCAGAAGTCAAGCATAAAATTTATCATACTTTACAATTTTTTTCTTCGCGTTCTATTAATTTATTAATACGTTTCCAACAAGCATAAATATCAAGAGCATCTGATGATTTAGCTAAATCATGTTCATACATAAAAGCCATATCAAGATAATACAATCCATCAAGATATGTTTTAGGTGGAATTTCTTCTGCTTGAATAAGTTCCATATCAGATAGAATTGTCATTATATTTATCCCCTTAATACATTTTCTTCTTGCTCTTGAATGTAATATTTTTCTATTTCAGAAGAGCAGAAATTTGCTACTTTTGCTTCATTACAAGCTATCCAAAAACCATGACGTAAATCTATAAAATTAACATGACTACAAGCCCAATATAAATTTCCATTTAACCATGCTCGAATATGATCTGTCCAAGTAGCTTCTGCAATTCTTTCTTCTTTTAAATGACTACGTGCAGAAAAATAGATTTCTACAATTGTTTTTCCTTTTTCAGAATTACTCCATATTGTATAATATATGTTCTTCATGCAATCTCGTTCATCATTGATAAGTTCAACAAGTTTTTTGTATGGAAGAAGAGATTTCTTTGTCATGGAGTAAGCCTCAACTTATCAAATGCATCTTGAGCTTCTTCTTCATTTTCACTTTGAAGATATTTAAGATATTTCTCTGCATCTTCTCTTGTTTTAAAATAATCACTATCTCTTGAACCAGGTTCATACCAAACTGAACCATCTTTTTCTATATTTTTATATACTGTTCCAATATAATATCCAGCAGCTGATTGCATGACTTGCAAATCTGAATAGCCAGATTTCTCTTCTTTTGGAATATAATCAGCAATCGTGACCATTGGAGATTTCATTTTCTTCAATCCTTCGGCAAAAAGCTATATGCTCTCTCAAACCAACCTTCCATGAATTTGATCTGACATTGCTCAGATCCAATAGGAAGATCAGGCTTCTTTGCACGTTGATCTTCAAGAATGTTGATATAATGCTTCACACGAAAACGAGTGAATTCTCGTATGAATTGATACATACGAGTTGTGTTTCTTGTTTGACCAAGTGCAGAAATATATAGAAAATCTGCAAGTTCTTTTCTTGTCACAGGACCAAAAACACCATCAACTTTCAATTTTGTAAATCCTTTTCCAAAAGAAATAGAATTGAGTGCATTCTGCAATGCTTTCGTGGCATCATCACTTCCTGATGTGACACTGAAGTCAACAATGAGTTCATCAAGAGGTTCAAGAAGAATGTCAAATTTAGGACGAACAATATGTTCAGACCAATAATATTCAATAATTTCTTCTTTTGTGAGTTGTTTCAAATAGTCATAACTGCCAAATTTAAAAAATCTGATTGCTTCAGGAGTTGAAATTCCCGCTCTTGTCCAACCTCCTCTATCTCCAGGAACATTAATTAGAGAGTCAAATCCTTTCTTTGGATCTTCTCTCCAAATAATGTTCTCAATCACTTTCTGCCAACGAGGAGAAATTTGCATTGATGTATTTGTCATTTTGAAATATCCTTCCTTCACTGACCTGGTGCAGAAGTTGTTTCCGTGACTGGCATAATCCACGAAACATCCATCTCTTGCAAATCAAGCATATAATCCGCAGTTTTCCTCAACTGTTCTGCAACTCCACCACTCTTTCTGATACCAATAATTCCAATTCTTGCACCATTGACTTTTGCGTGCTCAAGCGCATAACTGAAATCACCATCACCACTCATAAGAATGATGTTGTCTGCGCGAGCATTTGTTGCATAGCGCATGATATCAACAGCAATCTCAACATCTACATTTCCTTTACGGAAAGTACGTCCTTGTAGATCGGTGAAGCTACGAGCTTCCTTTTCACGGATATCAAATCCGTTGAAAGTAAGCCAATCAAGCAACTTTCTGAGAGACTGATGTCCAGTATCTTTATCTTCATGGACAGCAGTATAATAGACTATACGAATAACTTTCGCATATTCATACATATAATTCCTGAAGCCTTTCCAATCAATTTTCAACCCAACTTGCTTCAATTGATGGAAGATGTTGCTGCCATCAATGAGAACAACAGTTCGCTCGTCGTTGTAAAGCATGATACTTGATCCTTTCTCTTCTTTAAGAACAAACAGATATGAAGCCGCACATATAAATATGGCGGGCAATAGCTAAAAGTAATATTGCAAAACTGAACATGATAAATGCTCCACAGAAAAACATGATATTATCTACTGTACTAAGTTTCATCTTAATGTCCCTTTCCTTTTTCTGGAATTGCTGCCAACAATAGTCCTGGATGGGCTTTAATTGGCAAAACTAATACGAAACCATCAGATGCATCTTTACCATTTACTGATTCAAGTTGTGCTGTCTCTGCAAGATCTTCATTAGGAAAATGTTTTCCAAGCCATTGAGATAGAATTTCATAATGAGAAGGATTGCATGTAAAAATGAATGTGTAGTCTTCAAATTCTTTATCAGTAATTTCATAGAAACAAATATAAGTAACGCCTCCATTAATTCTAACTTCTACTCTTTTCCAAGGTGCAATACCTTGAAGATTTGAATGCTTCTCATAGAAACGTCGCCAGACAAGTTTTTCTGTTTCTTCAGGCATCTTCATATAATTCAATAACAACCCAACGAAATTCATTTCCATGTCTTTCTTTTTTTGGAGAAAGGCATGGTTCTTCACATGTATTATAGAATTTATCTGCTTCTTCAGCAGTTTCAAAGAAATGTCGAATTTCTTGTGTTGCAGGTTTTAACTTGTAACGCATTTATATCCTGCCTCTTTTCTGTTAAATTTAACAATATCACCAAAATCAAAATAATTAATAAAATCATATTTTTCGAATTTTATCAGAGTTTCTCTCTTCAATCGTGGGGTTACTCCAATAATTTGATTTCTAGCGAATGTTTTTAAATTCCAATCCGTTGCATGCGTAAATGCCCATTTAAGCAAATCTTCATATCCAAATGTTTGCCCTTCTGCAAGACATCCTTGTGTTTTATCTGCTTTTGCAATTTCAAACCAAGTAAATCTTGAAGGCCAATATGGTATAGTATCTGCAAGTCCAGCATGATATACAAAATCGCCATCAAGAGGGGTCTTGCAAATACTTGCATCTTTACGTTGCTTGATGAAAATTGGATTTGAATGGAATGCATTGATGCTGAAGATGCCATTTATGTCTGAATAAATTCCAAGAGGCCAATTATTTCTAATTGTAAACATATCTCCTTTTTGCGGAAAAAGTAATTTTTTTGTTTCTGAAACTGGGTGAATGTATGTTTGAATAAGTTGATACATAAGATAAGAATTAGAAAATTCACCTAATTGATATTTTTCATGTAATGCAACATAATCAATCAATGCATTTGCAGCACCAGGCCACAATGTCACACCTTGATACATTCCAAATTCATAACCAAAGTCAATCGCTTCTAGAATTTCAGAAAGAGAATTTGGCAGAAGCATCGTATCAGGATAAAGCCAAATCAAATATCTATCTTCAGCAAATGCCCATGATGCAGCACGTTGCTGGAAAGAAATCATATGTTGAATATTGACATCATAACTTCCTGAATATGGAGGAGGATCAGCATAATGTTTGATGATAACATCATGTTCTTTCAAAGCATCAAGATTTCCAGGAAATTTAAGCGACCAAAGAAGATAACGATAAGAATTATCAATTGCTTCCTGTCCCCAAGCTGCATAAGCGATTAGAAATTTATATTTTTTTGCTGTGGTCATAGGCCAATATGGGTTATCGAAATCGAAATGTCAAGGGAAATCTGCAAGAATTTCACGATTGTTTTGATTTGATAAGGGGAATATCAGTTGTTAATAAAGTATTTGTTTTATGCTTCACCAATAGGCGACATCCAAACTCAGTAAGTTCTATCTTTACTTGACATCCTGTTGCCAAGATATATCTGCGTGCAATCTTTCTTGCTTGTTCTTTGCAATCACGACCTTTGAAATCTTCTGTATAGTCCCATTCAGTTGATTGTTTACGGGACATTGCGATATTCCTTTTTCAGAGTGTTAATACATGTTTGACATACGACAAGGAACATAACTATCGGCCACAAAATAGATAAAAATAAAATTATTTCTACTCCATATGGAGATTTATTTTTCTCTTTTAAAACATTATAAAAACTATATGTTGATATGATACCAAGAAACCAAAGATAGAAGATTGCCCAATTCTGCCACATATTACATTTTCTCTCTCTGTTTGTCTACATCTGCCATCACAGTTGGATATTTTTGCCTCAACAGATCAATAAATTCTTTATTTACTCCATAATCTCGTTCAAGTTTATTAAGTCCATTTATGATACCATCAAGAAAATTTTTCTTCTGACCTGGCAACAAATCTTTATAGAGTTTCTCCATATCCATTTCCATTTGCGCTACCTCCTCTGATCACCTACATCAATTGCAGGATAATACTCCGGAGAGAATTTTTTTCTATCAGGAAGATTCGGACGGATCTGATTGTCTTCCATTCCCGGCAACACTTTCGTGCTCTCTTGGAAGGATTGAATCTTTTCTGCAAGTGTGCGTCCTTTAATTCTTTGTGTGTTCAATGCCTGCATAAGTCCACGGGAATTGTAAATGATGCAGACACGTTCTTGCGCCCGAGTAACAGCAGTATAGAGCCACTCACGCGAAAGGAGTTTATGCTGCGATGAGTGAGCGAGAATGATAACAGTCGGATATTCTCCACCTTGACTTTTATGACACGTGATAACGTATGCAAGACTGAGCTTTCTAAATTGACCAGCAGTTGAGAAAGAGACTTCTTTTCCATCAAAGTCAACAGTGACAATGTGAGACGATTGTCTCTGACTAGCAGACGCCTCACTTTCTTCTTTACTTTGCTCGGCTTCTTCAGCTTCCTGATCTTTTCCATGATTTGCTCCGAAGTCGATATCATCAATTTCGACGTTTTTGTGTTTCTCAAGCTGTGCAAGTGTCACTGTTTCACCAGTGTTCTTATACATTCCATTCACATTGATCCCAACGATTTTTCCTGTTTGACCGTTGGTTAATCCTGTCTGCTTGTCATTTGCATGAAGCATCACTTTATCGCCGAGAGCATAGTTAACTCTGGCAATTCCTGTTTGAATTGCAATCCGCACTCCTTGTCCTGTTGATTTATCAGGAGGATTGAAGTAAGGAGCGAGAATTGTATTTAGTGTATTTTGTCCACAATTTCCATCATTGTATGCTGTGATGATTGCATCACGGAATGGATCAAACAATTTTTCCACATACATCTTCTTGATCATCGCAAGAAAACCTTGCTGTGCAGCTGTGCTGCCATCAGGATGATCTTTGATCTTCAAAGATTTAGCAAGTTCAAGTGTTGAAACAAGACGGAATTGGCCAGGATAATTTTGAGGAGCAACACCTTGAAGAATTTTGTGTGCATTTGCAATGATAGGATTATCAAGTGCTTGTCTGTGGACAGTAGTAAGTTCAAATGTTGGCCACTTTTGCATTCCAAAACCAAGCACGCTTCGACCATAGACAGGAGGAAGCTGATTAATATCACCAACAAAGAACACTCGCGCACCTGATGGCATTGCATCCATCAATTTATTCCATAAATCACAGGCAAGCATACCAGTTTCATCGAAGAAATAATACATTGCTGGCATTTTGTTGCCACGATGATATGTGGGCTCGAAACGCATTTTTGTTTTTACACGATTTTCTTTTTCATCGAAATATTCTTCATACACAGGCATATAACGAAGACCAAGTTCACCATGAATTGTGCCACAATATTTGTGAAGTTCTCTAGGAAGTTGGCGCTTCATTTGTTGAACAGCACGCCCAGTAAATGCAAGAAATCTTATAGATAGGGCGAGATATTTGGTGTTGGTCTGTGGGTCTTCGATATAATAGGAGGGGATGTCTTCTTCGATTTTCTTGAGAAGTTTCTTAAGCGTAAAAGTCTTGCCAGTTCCTGCCGCTCCAATAAGACAACCATAGTATTCAGACGACAATTCCAGAATTGCTTTTGCTTGACTGTCATCCGGTGCAGCATCATCCTTCCTGGAAGGTAAAGTATCCGGAAGAGATATGAACTGAGGTGTTTCTTCTTCGCTGATTTTCTCTTTCTTATTCTCCGCCTCAACTCGATTTTCAAGCTCTGAGAGTTGCTTCCTAGGAAGCTCAAATGGGGTTGTGTTCTGTTTCGCAAATTCTGCATCCTTCTTTCCAAGAACCTTGAGCATTCCTTTGGCATCGCCATAGATTTGCTCTGCGGTTCGTTCTTTTGATTTCTTTTCCTTCGCTTCGGCAAGAAGTTCTGCAAAAGATTTTTTCTTTTCAGAAGTGGCTGGCCCGGTAGGACTCGAACCTACGATAACGGAACCAAAATCCGCTGCCTTACCACTTGGCGACGGGCCATTGAGATTTTCAACTGTGGGAGATTTAAACTTATAAAGTGGTGCTAATTTGGGAATTACAAAATCTGTGGTTGACGGGGGAATGAGAAGATTAGTAGATTTTGTTTCTGCTTCAGGCATAGTTGATTGTTCTTTGTTTTTTTGAAGTTGTCTCATTGCATCAGCAAAATCAGTCATTTTGGAGATTGATTTGGGGAGAATAGAAGAAGGAATAGGAGAAGAAGGGATTACCTCGGAACTATCTGATTGACTTGTTGGCTTCTCGATTTTCTTGATGATGAATTGCATGACTCAGTTCCTTTTCTTCATGAATTGTTGAGGTATTGCTTCAGTCTTCTCTTGTGTCTTTTTCTTTTCGCGTGCATTACCAAACTCTAAGGTTCTTTCAAGATAGTACAAAATAATATTCCAATCTCTGATTTCTTGAACTGAAATTTCAGTTTCACCTGCATTGTGTGAAACAACAAATTCATGTCGTATTCTTTTGATAGTAGGAAATTCCCTACCAAGTGCCTCAAGCAAATCAGGGGTAATTCTAGGACGTTGCAAGCGCCGCATCTTTCCATTATGACGCGGCGGTTTCTTGTAGAGTGGAAAACCAGCTTGTGTGAAATTACGACGTTGTGACATTTGCTTTAGTTCTTCTTTCCAAAGTCGAGAATAAAAGTTTTCTTCTCTTCTGTCTGATCTTCGATTTTCTTCGCCCCAAGAGCAAATGTCAAGGGCTTTATTTCCTTTACTGTGGAATTATCTGATTTCTGTGAAGCCAGGCTTGATGCGAGAAATGCATCTGCGGCAGCTTCAAGACCAGAAAGATCAAGCGGTTTGACTTTTCTTTCTGCTGCAAGAACTGCTTTCTTTGTCGCATTAAATTCACGTGCGGTTTTCTTTGATGCAACAATCTGTGCAACATCTTTCAGATACTGTGCGAATTCATTGCTGATTGCATCAGTCTTATTTCCACGTGTGAAGACACGATTAATGCCTTCATTTTCATGGAAGCCAAGCATCTTATTCCGTGCAATATGATCCTTACAACGCTTGAAAGCTTTGGGGAAATAGGAAATGATCCAATCTAATCCACGTTCATTGCATAGTTCATGTGGCATGATAGGATTAGTGTCGAAATCTCTGAGAGTGACACCTAGAATTGCTGGAATTGTTTCAGCTGAATTGTATATTAGTTTTGTTTTTGGATCATAAAAAGCATTTGTCCCGCTCCTAATATTACCTAATTCAGGATGGTTGATTTGATTGGTGACATTTGCAATCTTTCCATCTGAATGAGCTACAAAATCTTCTTTATATAAATCTGGATAGTGGGCAATAATTTCTCTGATGAAGACTGTAAATTCCACAATCTTACCAGTTTCATTTGCAGACTGAATTGCATGTTTCAATGTACGTTGTTCGACAATTCCTTTATTGCGACGGAGATAATTGATTTGTTTCGTGACTGTGTTTTTCTCAGTTAGTGAGACAAAATCAAGTGCACCTGTTATGTCTACCATGTAGAATTTATGTTTGGGAAGATTGAGTGTGAGAAGCCAACGAAGTTTGTTATTGCATTCCTTGATCTTCTCAAGATTGGTAACATTGAGAAGAGAAGCGTGACCAAGAACTAGACTGTTCTTGAATTGATTTTCTCTTTCAACAGAGATGAAAACTCTGTTTCCTTTCATGGTCACACATTCATTGAATTGCCGTGTGAGAAGATTAACATAGTAGACAAATAATCCAACCGGATCAATGTCTTCAAGTTTGTTCAATGTTTCCGGCTGAATATGTGCATATGCTGGACTAATGCTGTCACAAAGATTGAGATGCTTAGAAAGTCCCTTTAACTTCTCTTCTTCATAAAGAGAAGACAGGAGGCTGATTTCCTCCTGTGTACGGTATCCGATAATCTTTCCAGTTTTTCGACAATGAATTTTGGTTATGTCAAGCTGAAAGTCTTCAGCAAGACGAGAAGCAAAGACTGCAAGATTTAGATCTGTTGCATTGGAGAGGATATTGATCATGATTAGTTCCTCACATAAGAAATAATCTGTTCAGCAACAACTTCGGGTGGAAGGTCAAAAACAAAACCTTCCATAAGCCAAAGTCTGTCACCTGGGTGATCCATTTTTTGATTTTGTTTTAAAAGTTCTTTTTTAACTTCTATTGTATAACGTTCAAACATATCTTTTATATCTACTTCGATAGTAGTTTCACGACCTGTTGGCATGATCCATTTCACTTGCATTGTCATGGTTCCTTCTGGCTTTCAGTTGAAATCAGTCTAACGCCAGTCACGCATTTTACGTACAGCCATTACTTCCTTTGCTCTGTTGATACATTCTTTGACTTCATTGGAGAAAGGGATTTCCCTGTTTTTTATAATGTCTTCTCTAGTATATTGCATTTGAAATGCAGGTTCCCTGTGTAATCCTCCACCTATCAATTGAGCAATTTTTCCTTCATCATACAATCTTCTTGCATCTTTCAACAGAATAGGTTGATCCTTGTTTGCATCCCTGCTTGTCAGAACCATTGTTCCAAATGCAGGGAAATCAACAATCTGTTTTCTTGTACGTGCCATCTTTCTATCTCCCTTGTAAACGTTCCAGCGACTGGAAGGTTTCCAGCCATCATGCCAGTAGAGCACAAAACCACAATCCTGTCAAGAATTATTTCTCTTTCTACTAAAATAGTTCTAGCAGGAAAGTCACGAGAATTTCCTCTCAATAACACGCCACTAACATTTCACTCCCAGATGGGGGGAGGGAGGGGGTCGGTAGGTATGGGACATTCTGTGTCTGTGTAACTATGAGTGAAATTCCTTGATGCTGATAGAATAGTCTAGGACTAGCGGGCAAAACTTTTAACCCCACCCAAAAATTTTGGCATTTTCAAAATTATGTTTCATTTTTCTATTCTTTGCTTTCATCAATATTTTTCTTTGTGGGATGACTTTCATCTCTCCTTTCACATACTGAGAATGTGTGAAACCACCAGCCCCCCTCCCCGGTCACAAGTGAGAGGAAATGTCACCATTTTGTATTCTTGGGAAATTCTCATCCTTTCACAAATTTTTGCGCTGCTGCATTCTATTTTGTGGTTCAAACTCTTAAATGCTCTTCCGTCAGATAAACACAAATAAAAATGTGGATCTAAAATCTATCTAAAATCCAATTCTTAACGTCCTGGGATCAGAAAGCCTGGCTTTTGTCAAGTCCTTTTTCATCTGTAAGTGAAAATATTTTCCCCCTTTCTTCCCCTGCACTCGAAACCTTTTTCTTGCCAACACGTTAGAGATTTGCGACACTCGCAAGTCGGCCATTTCGGCCAGCAACAGAAAGGAATTAGAAAGATGACTGCACAGCCAAATCAGCCACAGACCACGGAAAACGATCTTCCAAAGTCTCTGGAAGATGTTGAAAACTCACATTTCACGGGCGAGAAGTTGCAGGAAGGTTTCAGCCTTTTGCAGCATTTCGTCGCAGACGAGAAGAAGTTTCCGCTTGTTGACAATTTCAAGCGGACGGATGATGGAAAGGTGCAGTTCGAGCCTTCCCATGATCTGTATATCTTCACAATCGGTAAGCAGATCACTGACAAGGAAAGCGGCAATAAGAAGCGCGTTCCTCACGTGATTGTTGGTTTGGCGGTTCCGTCAATCGAGACAATCGCCGCAGCGGAAAAGGGTCGAGATTTCATTCAGAAGTCTCTGCTTGATGGTTATGAGAAGAAGGTCCGTAGCACATTCGGTAAGATTGATGGAATTGATCTGGCCGAGCTACGGAATACCCGCCTCCCGTATTCTCCTGAAGAATTTATGGCTTCTGGCCGTGGAGATGGCGGGGACAACGCTGTTTACAAGAAGTATGCGAAGAAGATGCAGGCGGTTCTTGATGAACGTGGCTTGCAGATTTCCGTCAATGCGCTCAAGGATTGCTTGATGAGCAAAAGCGTTGCGGAAGCAAACTTCCCCAAGGTGAAGAATGAAGTGTGGGTCAAGTTACTGAATGGTGCAGTAGCTCAGGCTCGCCAGAACGGTGATAGCACGGAAGTTTTCGAGCATTGGCTTAAGACCCGTGACACGGCCAGCTCGGATGTGGAAATCGAGGATATCAACTTCTAACCTCGAAAATCTGGCTTCAATTGTGGGGCGGAGAAATCTGCCCCACATTCTTTTCTAGAATTGATTTGTTTGCTGATTTGTGAGAGACTGAAACACTGGACTTTAACAGGAAGGAAATGCAAATGACCCGTGAAATCTACACAATCAAAGATGCGACCCGCCTCGTGCTTAAAATGGTGCATGAGCAGATTGATACAGACTATCGTGAAATCTCTCGCCTTGCTGGCCTAATCCTGGAACATGAGAGGAAGCAAAACGATTTACGGGATTTCCGCTTTCATGTTTTACAGGAAGCGGAAAACGGTTTCGCTCATATCTATTGCAATCAGCAGGCTCGCAAGGTTACTCGTTAGATAAACAAGAAAGAGGCGGGAAACCTGTTTATCTTTCTCGCCTCTTCTTCCTTCTCCACTATCTCAATATTCTGTGCGCGCTTTCAAGGGGGAGGGTATTCCCCCTTTTTAATATTTACGCGCGTAGCGTAAATATGGGACTCCTAAATTTTTTCTTATAAAAAACCATCTCCCTTATTCCCCATCATTCTATTAATGCTAAATTCAAATATTCTAAATCTAATCAAGATAACCGTGAGAATTACGGACAAAGTTGCACCCTCTGGGAACCTGTTGCACCTTTCTTTGTTGACTTTCTTGAGCATTGCCGCTAGAAAGGACCTAGAAAGTGCATAGGAAAATGTCTTCTTACGAAAAACCGCAACAATCTGCTGACTTCAATGATGATGAAATCATTGAACGAATTGCAGGACTTGTTGTTAGCCAGGTCTCGCAGGAAGAAATTGCGAAGATTTTTGGAGTTTCGCAGGAGCGGATTTCTCAACTTCTGCAAATGCCGACATTTATTAAAATCATTGAAGCAAAAAAGAAAGAACTTGGACTGCAATATGAAGAGACAAATAATCTTATTGATGGTGTTGAGAAACTTGCATGGGAGAAAGTGCATAAGCATTTGAATTTTGGTGCAGATGCTGATTATGCTCTTAGAGCAGCAATGGTTGCGAATAAAGCAAATAGAAAAGGTGGAATGCTTGGGAATGCTGCCCTGTCTGCTGACCAGGGCGGAAGAGCAATTATTACACTTAATCAGACATTTATTACCAAACTTACTCAAATTGGAAAAGAAGCTGCAACTGAAATTCAAGCAGCAACTTCCAAAAGTGTTAAACTTCTTCCTACGCAAGACAACAGAAAGACAATTGATATTGCAAATCCTGCGGAAATCGAGAAACTTCTTGATCCGCAGAAACCAAAAATAGATAATGCTTTTGGGCTGGGGGATATAAAGGAACTTGACGGAAGCACAGACTGATTTATTAGAGCGTAATCTTGGACAAGCGCAATTTAATGCGAGCGATTTGCGCGCTCGTCTTGCCGTTGATAATGAATTTTTTATACAGTTTGCAATACCGGAGCAACTTGAACTTGATGTACCAAATTTCCATGTTGAACTAGTCGATTTAAATACAGATCCTAAAGCTCAACAACAAGCAATTGCAATGCCTCGTGGTCACGCAAAGACCACAATGGTTAAAGTTGCAATTTCAAAAAAGATTTTTCATACAAAAAGGAAATTCTTTGTCTATCTGACAGATACTGGACCTGTTGCAAAAGGTGCAGTTAGGGATATTGTTAATATTATCAAACAAGATAATTTCAAAGCAGTATATGGAGAACAAGAATGGCTCAAAGAAAATGAAACAGAAGGACTTTTTATTGTTAAATTGACATGCTGGGCAAATCTTAATAAACCATATACAAAAACAGTTATCATCCGCGCACTTGGTGCTGGTCAACAGGTTCGTGGATTAAATATTGATAATAATCGACCTGATGATCTTACATGTGATGACGTTGAAGATGATGAAATTGTTAATACAGAAGAACAAAGAAAAAAATTCATCAAATGGCTCTATGGCACAGTCTTCAAAGCATGTGCCAGGGACCATACAAAAATCTATATTGGAAATCTCATCAGCAATGATTGTGTTCTAAAGAAACTTCTTGAAGATCAAAATTGGTTTGCTGTCAGATATGGTGCAATCAAATCTGACGGAACTCCACTTTGGCCAGAGAAATTCCCAATAGTAGAACTTGCAAAAGAATTTCAAGAATTCAAACGAATGGGGCTTCTTTCTCGTTGGTTTGCAGAAATGATGAATATGCCAATGCCAGAAGGCTTGGCAATTATCAGAATTGATGAAATAGAATTTCGCCCTGCACGTGTACCTGGTGATCTTGAACTTGGCTTTATTGTTATTGATCCTGCAATCTCACAAAAAACTCATGCAAACAATACAGCAATTACAGTTCATGGATTTGTAGAAAATAGATGGCAAATTGTAGAAACATCTTGTGGTAAGCTTGATCCAATTCAAACATTCTGGGAAATGGTGCGACTTTGCACATATTGGAAAATTAGTCTTGTAGGAATTGAAAACACTGCATTTCAAGCATCTTTGCAATTCTTCTATCCTCTTCTTCTTGGACAATATAGGCAACTTGGAATTCAAATTGTTCCTCTTGAAGCAAGTGGAAGAAAAACTGAAAGAATTCTTGCATGGGCATCTTGGTTGAAAGATAAAACATATGTTCTATCAGAAAATGATACAGCACAAACAACTCAGCTTCTTCTCTACGATACATCAAAAAAAGAGAATGAAGATGATAACATTGATAGTGCATCTTATGGATTGCAAATGATTTCAAAATATTTAGGAATGATGTCACTTTCACTTGACACTTCCGGCCGGGGGTATCAAGACTCTACTGTAGTATGTGCAATATGAAGGAATAGAAGTGGCGCTTTTTGGATCATTTGTTATGTTCGGTTCTAAAAAATCTAAAAAGATAAATATTCCTTTTGATTCAGCACTTGAAGGTTTAGATTCTACAAATAGAATTCTCAAAAGAGCAGATGAAGCACTTGTAGGACTTCCAAGAAATCATCCGTTCAAGAATGAAGAAAATCATAGGAGATTGCTTGAACATGTAAAGCATAGACTTTTTGTTGGCACAGAATTGCGAAATTCTCTTCGTGAAAGATTTCGTATTATTGATCAAGATGTTAATGGTTATATAAATTATGACAGCGCTGACCGCAAACGTAAACGTGATAATGCCCGCGGAAAAGCACGTAAACCTACGGATATGATTATTCCTGTTGCTGATGCAAAGATTGATGAACTTGTTACATTTTTAATGCAAGTATTTTGGCCAAATGATGGTATGCATAATGCATATGCAAATTATAAAGATCAAGCAATTGCAAATTCATTTGCGCTTTTAATGAACAAACATGGAGAACATTATCGACATTATATGAAAGTTGAACAGTGGTTTTATACTGGAATGAAATATAACATTGCAGCAATTTATGCAGATTGGGAAGAAACGAAAGGAGCAAAACTTAAAGTTGATGCCGCACAAGGTGTCGAATTTGAAGATGGAACAATTTTTGAAGGAAATAATTTGTATAATATGGATCAGTATAATTTTTTCTTTGATCCATCTGTTCATCCCGTTGACGTTGCAGAACATGGTGAGTTTGCTGGCGAAGTTAAAATGTATTCTTCTTGGGGAATTTTGAAACTTGCAAATGAAGGATTTTTAACAAATATGCAAGCTGCTGTTTCAAGAGGAAAAGGTGAACAAGTTTGGTATCAAGCACAACCAACAGTAAGATATGATTTTGGATCTAGTACAAATAATAATGAGGTAACTGATTGGCACGCATGGAGCAATAATCGTGGCTCTATGACAATGAATGGAAATGAATTGGTTGTAGGACATTTTAGAGTTGTTCCAAGTGATTTTGGGCTTTCTCAATCTGAAAATATGGAAATTTGGAGACTTGGAATTCTTAATGGACATACAATTGTCCATGCAGAAAATAGAAACAGAGCACATCGCCGCCTTCCTTATTCAATTATTGTTCCACGTCCT